ATGTAAAAAACATGGCCGCGTCAACATGCCGTTCGAAGGATTTTTCGACGCGGCAGTGTATTTTGATGCAAGCACGGATCGATGGAAATCCACATGGCGACGAAGGAAATCCACATGGCGACGAAAGGCGTAGCCCGTAAGCGCAATCCCGGGCGAAGCTAAAGAAAGGGGAAAAAATGATAGTCAAAATCACACAAATCGTCGAAATCGACAAGGAGGCGTGGATAGCGAAACACGGACTGCGCCCCCAAGCTGATTTCCATGCAGTCCGCAAAGATGTAAAAAAATATTTCGAAAACTGGCTCCAAGGCCACATTCGGCAGTTGGAAGAGCAGGAAGACTAGCGCGGGGGTTCCAAGATGGCTAACACGCCAGAAGGTAGGGTTAAACGGGTGGTCACTAAACAGTTGAAGGAGCTTGGTGCCTATTATTTTTTCCCTATGACCGGGGGCTATGGTAAAAGTGGTGTTCCAGACATAATAGCCTGTTACAACGGTCTATTCTTTGGGATAGAATGTAAGGCCGGTAAGAATAAACCAACAGTCCTACAGGAAAAGAATTTACGCGATATAAAAGAAGCAGGGGGGCGTTCGTTCGTTATAAACGAGGAAAATATGTATGCAATCACCGCGGTAATGAAGAATGCCATTAATAAGGAAGTATAACACACAACCGCTAGAAGACCGGTTACTACACGAAGCCGTGGAAGCGGAGCGGGGCGGTGACCATGATTTAGCAGCTAGGAAGCTACATAAAGCGATACATTCGGATTATTATATGGGTATATCCAAAGTGTGCGTTGGGGGTAGTTACCTCAAATACGATCTATATCCGTTGGACAATGAACTCCTTGCACAATGGACGTTGCCCGAAGATATCAATTGGTCTGACACGCCTGACTTACAACATATGAAATACACCATGTTTGGACCTAATACCGCCGTCTTAGCGAGAAAACGTCTAAGCGCGAGAAGACGTAAAATAGTTAAAACATTCAAAAAGAAAAACGCCGATACAGATAAGGAGAACAATTATGGTTTGTAGTAACATCTTTTCGCGTGGGCTTTGGGTGTGTCCCCCTGCGCGACGACTAAGCGGATGAGAGGTCGTAAAAAAATCCTTCCGCAGTGTTAGGTCGGCGGGTTTCAAGTCTATAGGTTTCATAGGTATACCTGTAGATGGACCTCCCCCCCCGATACTGACACCGGAGAAACACGTTACGTTAGACCCCGCTGTAGACCATGATAATGTTCCTAATGAGAGGTACTGTTCTTGGTCTACAGTGGGGCACCTCCGAGTTAGTCCTAGGACTAACAAACACAATAAAATAAGGAGTCCACAGGATGCCCGACAACGTATTGAAGTTTCCAGAACGCAAGAAAGGCCCCTTTGGAATAGTTCATACTAAGGAAGCTATAAAAAAGTTAAACGGGGCTATCGAAGAAAAATGTAGGTTTTTAGAAGTGGAAGCGGAGAAGGAAGCGAATACCGCGATAGTCCTACCGTGCGGTCACACAACAGCACATATCATGGAGAGCGGAGATGTGAAGTGCGCGGAGTGTGGTAAGAGTCCTATCAAAATAATCCACGAACGGACTGAAACCGGCTTTAGAGATTGGTGCGAGGTGCCTATCGTTATGTGGGGTGTTATAGACCCTAACGATGTTGATATAGAGAACACAACCCTCGTTAACCCAAACCCAGAGGTAAATTAAATGGCAGAGCAGTTGGAGCTACCTTTATGGGATACGCCGGATAAAGAACCGCGTGTTCGCGAGCGGTCAATCATACTACGTACGGCAGAAGAATACGTCACGAAGCAGCGCGCTCAAGACTATGGTGACATGAATACAAATTTTGCTGTCATAGGTAAGTACTGGTCAACACACTTAGGTGTAGAGGTAAGCAGCGAAGATGTTGCTGTGATGATGGCGCTACTGAAGATTGCTAGGGTGAAAGCAAATTCATCTACCAAAGATAGTTTCGTGGATGGGTGCGGGTATCTGGCATTGGCAGGAGAACTAGCCGAACTCAAAAACAGGGATGGATGAGCAAGTTATGGGTAGACCTAAGAACATATCCGACGAGGATTGGCGGAAGCGTAAGCGGGAGCGGCAGAAAAAATATCGTGAAAGCAGGACCGAAGAACAGATTGAAGAACGGAAAGAATATCAACGCGCTTATCGTGAAAGCAGGACCGAAGAACAGATTGAAGAACGGAAAGAATATCAACGCGCTTATGGCCGGGAATGGAGGGCAAATCTGTCCGAAGAACAAAAGGAACGACAACTAGAAAAAAAGAGAATGTGGCGCAGAAACCGGACCAAAGAACAGAAAAAACACATATACATTAAGGAGCAGAGGTGGAGGGAAAACCTGCCCGAAGAACGGAAAGCGGCCAACCGTATAAGGAAAAACGCAAGGCAGAAACTAATTAGAAAACCTCTGACCCTCGAACAGAAGGTAGACAAAAGAGCCTATGACTTGGTGTATGTGGCCCGCCTTACAGACGAGCAACGGGCCGAAAGAACCGCACGGGACCGAGCGAGAGAAAAAATCGGGATAGACAACCTACATGACCGGTACATAAAACACCTCTTGAGAGGTGTCGGCTTTGTTAACCCACCACAAGAACTAATCGAATTAAAGAGAGTGCAACTCAAGATACGAAGATATCTTAACCAAGGAGAACAAGTATGAAGACCGTAACAGACTTGCGTAACGAACTATGTAATACCTTCGATGACCTAAAAGCGGGGAACATAACCCCCAAGGTAGCCTCAGAGATGAATAACTCTGCTGGTAAAATCATAAACACGTTGAAGGTGCAGTTGGACTATCACACAATGACCAAAACCAAACCGAGTATCTCATTCCTAAAATAATACCGGAGAACAGCCGATGGACCTGATAACGGTAGATTTCGAGACGTATTATGATAAAAAGTACTCGCTAACAAAGATGACCACAGAGGAATATATCAGGGACCCTCGCTTTGAAGTTATAGGAGTGGGGGTCAAGGTCAATAACAACAAAACGGAGTGGGCTAGTGGAACGAACGACCAGATCAAACAATTCTTACAGACATTCGACTTCGAAGCGTCTTGTGTGCTTGCTCATAACACCATGTTTGATGGTGCCATTCTTGATTGGCATTATAATATTAATCCTAGGTTTTATACCGATACTCTGTGCATTGCCCGCGCTGTGGACGGGGTGGAAGTTAGCGGAAGTTTGCGGGCGCTGGCTGAAAGGTATCAGCTTGGTGCTAAGGGAACAGAAGTCATCGACGCAATCGGGAAACGTAGAGGTGATTTCACCGAAGAAGAACTGTCACGTTACGGCGACTACTGTATAAACGATGTGGATTTGACCTACGACCTGTTCAGGAAAATAGGTAATGGCTTCCCCAAACAGGAGCTTCGGCTCATTGATCTGACATTACGCATGTTCATAACGGCAACATTGGTGTTGGACCAGGCCCGGTTAGAACAACATCTTGTGGAAATACGTAACCACAAAGATAGTTTGTTAAAGTCCGCCGGAGTAACCAAAGACGACCTTATGAGTAACCCCAAGTTTGCTACGTTACTTGAAAGTGTGGGTGTCGATCCGCCTATGAAGATAAGTCTGACCACTGGCAAAGAAACCTTTGCTTTCGCTAAATCTGACGAAGATTTTATAGCTCTACGAGACCATGAAAACGCTGACGTTAGAAACCTCGTAGAAGCCCGACTAGGTAATAAGAGTACGCTAGAAGAAACTAGGACGCAGCGATTTATAGATATATCGAAGCGTGGTCCGTTACCCGTACCGGTGAGATACTACGCTGCACATACAGGTAGGTGGGGTGGAGATGATAAGATCAACCTGCAAAACCTACCAAGTAGGGGGTCTTCTGGTAAGAAGTTAAAGCGTAGTATACTAGCTCCCGAGCCGTGCTCCTTAATCAACGCCGATTCCTCCCAAATTGAAGCGCGTATACTTGCATGGTTGGCAGGACAGGATGATCTCACAGAGGCTTTTGCTTCCGGTAAAGATGTATACAGGAGTATGGCTGCACGGATTTATGGCTACGCTCCTGCCGCGGAAGATCATGTATCAGACGAGCAAAGGTTTGTTGGGAAGACCACTATCCTAGGCGCTGGTTATGGTATGGGAGCAGTTCGTTTTCGGGAACAGTTAAAGAACTTCGGCACCGAGATAAGCGAGTGGGAAGCACGTAAAGCTATCAACACCTACCGTAATACTAACTGGCAGATCACTAGGTTATGGCGCGATGCCCAACAAACCCTAACTAATATATCCCGTGGTGACGACGGTTCACTTGGCGTTAACGGACTTATACGTATCGTTGATCGGAGGTTTTTATCTTTGCCGTCTGGGTTACGTCTACGATACGACGGGCTTGAAACCACCACTACACCGCAAGGTGTGGAGTTTGAATATAAAACAAGGCGCGGTATGACGAGAATTTACGGTGGGAAAGTCGTAGAGAACGTGTGTCAAGCACTCGCACGTTGCGTTATTGGTGAACAAATGTTAAAAATAGCTAAGAAATACAAAGTTGTGCTAACTGTGCATGACTCTGTGGTTTGCGCTGTGCCAGACAACGAAGTCACTGAAGCCAAAGAATACATGCAGGAATGTATGCGTACGATACCTGATTGGGCTGAAGGATTACCTCTGGATTGCGAGGTGGGTGTGGGTAAATCATATGGAGATTGTGAGTGATGTCTGCGATAGTGCCGTGGTCGTACAGTCGTATCAAAGCGTTTGAACAATGCCCGAAACAATTCTACCACATGAAAGTGGCTAAGGATTATGAGGATCGGGTTACTGACGCAATGCTTTACGGTACATCATTCCATACTGCCGCCGAAGAATATGTTCGTGACGGCACCCCCATGCCAGAAAGATTTGATTACGCGGTGTCTGCCATAAATAGCCTGATAGATAAAGAAGGCGATAAGTTATGCGAATATGAATTAGGTCTCGACGAAGGGCTGAAGCCTTGTACCTTTTCTGGTAAAGATGTTTGGTTCAGAGGTATAGCCGACCTGATAATAATAGACGACGATCTGGCGTGGGTAATAGATTACAAAACAGGTAAATCTGCGCGGTACGCGGATACAGGCCAACTAGAGCTTATGACTTTAGCGGTGTTTAAACACTTCCCCGAAGTTAATAGTGTTAGAGCCGGGCTGTTATTTGTGGTATCTAAAGACTTGATTAAGAGTTCGTATACGAGAGAACAAGAAAGTACTTTATGGGATAAATGGATTACTTCATTTAACCGTATGAAAGAAGCGTATACGAACGACTACTGGAACACCAAACCCAGTGGTTTATGTAGACGACATTGCGCGGTTACAGAGTGCGTGTACAACGGTAGGAGTTAAATTATGGCTTACACCAAATCGAAACGACCCTACAAAAAAGAATACCAGAAGCAGAAGGGCAGAGGCGAACATCCTGATAGGATGGAACGGCAACGGGCTAGACGGGCGTTCGATAAGAAAGGTGTGTCTCGTAAAGGGAAAGATGTTAGCCATAAAAAGATGTTGAGCAAAGGAGGCTCTAACAAAGACGGCTACAAACTAGAAAGCCCCAGTAAAAACCGTAGCAGAAACGGCAAACGTAAAAGAGTTGTTAAACGCAAGGTGTAGGGTGTAGGAGGAAAGTAATGGTGTCTAAAAAGTTACCCGATGAAGATTGGGGAGCGCAAACCCACGTACCAAAAACCCGTAAATGCTTATCGTGCCTAAAAGAATTTGAAAGTGAGTGGGCTGGTGAACGGGTTTGTAAAAAGTGTAAAGCGACGAACATGTGGAGGATCGGCGCGCTCTAACTTAGGAACAGAATAAAGCGCGTTTAACAGAAAGGAATTCCCCGGCCTCGCGCTTTAGCTGGGGTGGGACTTCCCATCTCACCCCAGCACCCTTGCCGTTCACCAGCACAGGAGAACTTAG